CGAAATGTCGATTCACAACATGGTCGACTTCTCCAATCGCTGCAAGAAAGCGGGCATCAAGCCGATCATTGGCTGCAAGCTGCGCGTCTACGACGACCCAACCTACCGGAAGCCGAGCAAAGCGTCCGGCGAAAAGGTCAAGGCGAATCCGATGGTCGTCATCAAGGCGTATGCTATCGACGAAACTGGCATCAGTTCGTTGATGAAGCTGCTGTCGAAAGCGAACACGCCGGAATACTTCTACTACCACTCACGCTGCGGCTGGGCCGATGTGATGGACTTAGTGGGCGTCGCGATCAGTACCGGCGACATGAATAACCTGTTTCATCATCCAGAATACGAAGGGATCATTGGCGATCTGAGCCACAAATTCGAGCATTTCTTTGTCGAATTGACGCCGATTGACACGCCACTGTTCGACACCCTGAATGCCAAAGCTGTGAAATTGGTGAGCGAGAACACAGGACTGCGAACGGTTGCGACCTATCCATTCCTGTACCGGGAAGACGCCGATGCCTCCACGCTTGACGTGTTGGGCGTCATCACGACCCAGGCAAAGATGTCCACAAGCTACCGGCCAATCCAGTACGTTACCGAGTTCGGCTTTCGGCCGCCGGTCGAGTTAGCCCGACGCATAACGGCGGCGCACATGCGAGCCAAGAAGTGGAGCAGTGTCGATCAGCCATCTATTTGGCGCGACGCAGTGGCGAACGTCGAAAAGCTGGCGAATCTCTGTACCTACGCATTCAAGAAAATGCCGGTATCACTGCCAATCATGGCTGATAACGAGTTCGAATTACTCGGCAAGAAATGTATTCAGGGCTGGAAACGCCGCTTCACAAAGCGCGTTTTGGGGTACAAGCCAACCGCAGCGGATATACCGCGCTATCAAGAGCGCCTGAAATACGAGCTGGCTGTTCTCAAGAAAATGGGATTTTCAGGCTACTTCCTGCTGGTCGAGGATCTAGTTACGTGGGCCAAGAACAACGAAATCATCGTCGGCCCTGGACGCGGGTCGGTCGGCGGGAGTCTGGTTGCGTACCTGCTCGGCATTACCGACGTCGATCCAATCCGGTTCGACCTCCTGTTCGAGCGCTTCATCAACCCCGACCGGCTTGACTTGCCCGACGCCGATCTGGACTTCATGAGTTCGAAGCGCCACTTGATCGTGCAATACCTGATCGGTAAGTACGGCGCCGATCGGGTGGCAGGGATCAGCAACTTCTCGACCCTGGCGTCGGCATCTGCGTTACGTGACGCGGGTCGTGTGCATGATATGTCCGGTCTGGATCTGATGGCGACCAAGCTGGTGCCAAAAGAGCATGGTCAATCGGTGACGTTGACTGAAGCTGCCAAGATGGTGCCGGAGCTGGAGAAGTTCAAAGCCGTTCACAGCGACGTGTGGAATCACGCGATCAAGCTCGAAGGCGTCATGCGGTCGTTTGGTAAGCATGCCGCCGGTGTGGTCGTCGCTGGCGAGCCGCTGGTCAATCGTGCCGTCGTTGAAACGCGCGAAAGCGATGACGGCGTGCCGGTCGTGTCATGGGATAAGCGGGTCGTGGAGGACTTCGGGCTGGTCAAGATGGATATCTTGGGTCTGTCAACACTCGACGTGCTGGAGCTGGCGCGACGCTTCATCAAAGAGCGGCATGGCAAAGACTTTCAATACATCGATCTTCCGCTGGGGGAAGACGACATCATGGATTCGTTCGGGCGCGGCGACACGACCGGCGTGTTTCAGTTTGAATCGGCCGGCATGAAGCGCCTGCTGCGCGATCTCGCCGGCGCTGGTCGATTGACGTTTGAAGACATTGCAGCCGCGACCGCGCTATTTCGACCTGGCCCGATGGAGTCCGGCCTGATGTCGGACTTCGTGCAGATTAAGCAGGGTACGCGCGAGCCGTTCTATGAACACAAGAACATGGAGGCGGCGCTCAGTCCGACCTATAGTGTCATCGTGTACCAGGAGCAGGTCATGCAACTGGCGGTTGACCTGGCGGGATTCACTCACACTGAAGCGGATCACTTGCGGAAGGCGATGGGTAAGAAAGACAAGGACAAGATGGCCGAAATGCGCCAGCAATGGGTAGATGGCTGCATGTCGAAGTCCGGTATGGGCGCCTACGCGGCGGGTGAGCTGTTCGATAAGGTGGAAGCGTTCGCCGGCTACGGCTTCAACAAGTCGCATGCGGTCGAGTATTCCGTTATATCAGTCTGGACGATGTGGGTGCGCGTTCGCTATCCCGCCGAATACTTTGCCGCCTGTTTGTCTGTGGTTGGTGACGACAAGCTGACCGGACTGGTCAATGACGCCAGAACGTACGGCATCGAGCTATCGCCGCCCGACGTCAACCGATCCACCGAGTTCTTCACGATACCGGACAACAAGCATTTGCTGATTCCGTTCTCCAAGATCAAGGGCTGCTCGGAGAATACCGCCAAGCGGATTGTCGAATTGCGCAACCTGGAAGGTGGCGCGTTCAGGGATATGGATCACTTTTTGGCGGTAACGACGGCAAAAGGCAGCAAGGTCAACAGCAAAGTGCGAGACATTCTGGATAAGGTCGGCGGACTGGTGCCATTGCAGCCTGGCGCGTTACCGGCAAACCACATGGATCGCCGAAAAGAGCAGACCGAGCTAATGCCTGGCCTGATTATCGATTCGGTCAAGGCAGATCGCCAGACCGACGTTACCGACAAGTTTCTGCGGACGAAGATCATTCACATCGTCAGCAACTACCGGACGTGTACCGCCTGCGACCTGCACGATCAGCCCCACCCGACGGTCAGGATGAAGAACACGATCAAGTTCATGGTCATATCGGATTGTCCATCGTGGCAGGAAGAGAAGGCCGGCAAGTTGCTGGAGGGCGACGCAGCGACGCATGTCAAGGTTGCGTTGAAAGCTGCTGGCCTCGAACCGTCTGAAGGGTATTACACGACGCTGGTCAAGGCCAAAAAGTCTGACAAATTCTTGAGCAATGCCCAGCTAAATGGCTGTGCGCAATACCTTGAGCGCGAGCTGGAGCTGGTCAAGCCGGCAGTCATCATTGCGCTTGGGTCGGCAACAATCAAGAGGCTGCTGCCTGGCGTGAAGGGGTCGGCAACTGAATTGGCCGGTAAGGTCATCTATGACGCCAAGCTGGACGCGTCGATCGTTTGCGGCATCAATCCGCAAGTGATTTACCACAACCCCGATCAATTGGAGGTGCTGAAGGCGGTCATGGAAAAAGCCGCTGACATTTTAATTTAACAGATAAGTAACGAGTGACTTGCCTATCCAAAGACGGGTCACTATCATCAAACTGAAGTTAAACAATCACTAGGAGAAGTACATGGCAGCTAAAGACATCCCGATGGGCGACGACGAATTGGACGCCTTGATGGCAGAACTGGAAGCGGAAACATCCGGCATGGTCGTTGCGCCGGCCGCAAAAGCTGCGGTCGTCGAGTCAGAGGTGCCGGCAGCGGCAGAGCCGGAAGTAGACGAACTCGAAAAGCAAATCGAAGCAGAGACGGCAGCTCAAGCGAAGCGTGAAGCTGATGCAGCGGCGGCAGCGGCACAGGCAAAGAGCGAAGCGGAAGCCGCGCTTGCCGCGCGGGTGGCGGCACAAGCCGAACGCGAAGCCAAAGCTGCGGCAGAGGCGGCTCAACTTGAAAATGCCAGATCGAAGCTGGCGATTGAGCCTGAACCGCGCACGAAAGACGAGCCGGTAATCGCCGACCCTGAAAAGGTGGCGGAAGCTGTGACTGCGGCAGCAGCGACCGCCTCCAAGAATAAGATGCCGATGCGTCACCACATTGACGTTGATACGTTTAAGGCGGACATAGCCATCAACGACACTAATCTTGACAAGTGCATGATGGAGCAGGCGGGTCTGCGCGCCTGGTGGCAGTCCGAAGCGGCGCGGGCAGAAGGTCAGTACAGTCGGACGAAAGCGCAGTTCGAGCGCGCCGAAGCGAAGCTGTACGACAAGCATCGCCGGCTGGCCGCCGCGTCCACCGAAAAGGTCACTGAAAAGATGATCGAGAACGCCGTCAAGATGGACGACGACTGGCTACGGATCAAAAACGCAGTGATTGAATCACAGACCATTGCGGAAGTAGCGCGCGGCTGCGCGGACTCATTGCGCGACCGTGGAATGATGCTCGTCCAGATGGCTTCGGATCGCCGCGAAGAAGGTAAAGGACAGTCGCGCGTTATGGCGGCGAACGAAGACCGCGCCAGCACATTCGCCACAGCAAAGGCGCTCGTCGGTCGGGCGTAGGTCGCTAGGAAAGTTCACTCGTGGCAGCATAAAGATAAGTCACGAGTGAGCTATAATAAGTAAGCAGTGAACTAACTTTCAAAACTCAAAACCTAAACTTATACAAGGAACTTTATGACAACTAAACCAAGTTTGATGGAACTGCTGGCAGCTAAGAAACAGGCAATGAAAAAGACCGAAAAGGCCACCAAGCTCAAGGCCGGTGACCAACGCGTGAAAATCTTGCCAGGCTGGCGCAGCTACGACAAGGACGGCAACAAGATTGTCGGTGGTGACGAAACCTTCTGGCATGAATTCGGCCAGCACTTTGTCAAGGATGCCGCCGAGCAGTTGCAAGCGGTCTACCTCTGTACCAACGCCACCTACGACCAGCCGTGCGAAGTGTGCCAGGCATTGACAACTGCCAGCCGCGCTGCACCGGACGACGCGACCCAAAAGGTTATCGCCGAAGCCAAAGCTGGCCGCGTTACGTTGGTCAATGCGCTGATGTTGGACTCGGCCGAACCGAATACGCCGGTAGTGCTGGAATTGAAGTACGGCGTATTCAGCAAAGTCGTCAACGTCATTCAGGAGTGCGAAGGTTCTCCGCTCGATCCTGAAAACGGCCAAATCTTCATCATGAGCCGTGAAGGCACTGGCTTGACAACCAAGTACGACGCGCAAATCAGCCTCAAGACGTACAAGGCGCCAAAAGCGACGCTCGCCAAGCTGCACAACT